CAGGTCGTTACCAAGCTGGAGGCCATACTTGCCAAGCTTAGTACGAGCAGCAGCGATGTCAGACGGATCAGCTTTATCGTTAGCTCCACCCGTGTCAACAGTCAGACCTGCTCCAACGTCACCAGTGAGGTTGGTGATACCTTCGATAACTGATGCATAACCAGTACCTGGGGTAATAGCGTTGGTCGGGGACTGGGTAAAGCCAGTAAGGGCACCAGTACCACGAAGGATTGACTTATCAATCGCGCGAGCAAGACGGCGAGTAGCAGCAGCACGCAGGAAGTCGATAAGTGGCAGTACAGTATCTTCTTCTTCATCCTTAGCAAGGTGGGTCGAAGCCATGAACTTGTGTGGGGTGAAGTCAACTGCGCTGATAGTGTTCTGGTTAGAAGCCGGAACACGGGTTGCGTCAGCGATACCAGTTGCGAAGGTGCCAGAAGCGAACTGTGCAACATCACCATCGGTATCTTCATCTGCGACTGGTACGCGGAAGGTTCTTGCATCAACAGCTACACGGTTGAACATCGGAGCAATAACGAGTTGCTGCTCCATCTCGGTGTAAATGTTGCTTGAGAAGTTGCTAAGGAACTGATCAACAGTCGTAATAGCTTTCATTCTTGAACCATACTTGGTGTCAAAAACGTCACGCTTGTTGAGCATCTTAGCGAGCATGACAGCATTTGCCTGCTCTTTCTCAGAGAACTGAGCCTGGTTACGGCTCTGCTCTTGGAAGTGCATTTTAGTTTGCTGAAGAGCTTTAATCTCGTCCTGGTATTTTGCCATTTGAGACTTAAGTTCAGCTACTTCATCGCTTTCGCGAGGAGTATAATCGGATTTTTCTTGAGCGTCTGACTCTTTGATGATAGCTTCACCAGTTTTTTCAACCAGTTCTGCAACTTGAGGCTCAGACACTTGAGCTACCGGAGCAGCTTCTTTTTTGATTTCGACATCTGCTTCTTTAGCAACAGATTCGATATCAATCGTATCTACGACTTGATCAGCCATTGTTTCATTCTCCTTATCAGAATTATTGTGAAGCTCTTTAGTCAGACTTTCGTTAGAAACCTCGTCTTCACTTGTTTGTGATTTTGTTTCAGATCGTGAGGAAAGTTCATCTGCGTTCACATTAAGAACATTATCACAATCTTTACCTTGTGCGTCAATCTCTAAAAACTTAAAGATTGGTGATTGGGCAGTGGCTATTTTAGTTACCCTATACATTTTTTCATCGAAATTAACTAAATCTCCATGCTGAAGTGATTCTGGATCAGCTGACAGTAAGTTAACCATAGGAATTGACTCATTAGGATCACGAGCTACTAACTCCTCTTCAAAGTCTTCCTCTTTCTCAACTTCTTCCATAACCTCTTCAGTAGATTCAGCTTCTTTCTCTTCTACGATTTCTTCAGATTTTTCTTCGATGACAGCTTCTTCTTTAATTTCCACTTCCATCTCAGTTTTTTCTTCTAAAACCTCAGAAGTCTCAGTTTTGTCGTTAGACATTGCTTCCTCCTCTGTTGGAGATAAAGGACGTTCTGAAACGATTTCCTCGCTCTCCATGTTATGAATGGGTACACCCATCATGGTTATATCATGAGTGTGGCCCTCAGCTTCCATCACAATACCATTTACAACTTTATGAGCATGGTTGGACATATGCGATGCGTAAGTAGTAACTCCCGTACCGTTTTCATCCATTTCAACGGTATGGTAATGTCCTTCATTTACGTTTGTGATACCAGCCTTGATACTACGCATCATTTTAATTTCATCATTAGAAGCCTCTTCAAAAGACTTTTTAAATTCATTGTAATCTTCATCTGTCTCAAAACTCTTTTTAATCGAAAAGAGCGAGTCTTGATTACAAGGAACAGATACAACAGAGATTTCCATGAGTTCAACATCTGTGATCATCATAGAATCATCTTCTCTATTATACTTACCGTCTTTTACGCGGAATCCAACTGAAAAGCTTTTTAAAGCTCCGTCTTTAATAAGTGTTTGGATACCGTGACTTCTTTCAGCGGCCTCTGAAACATTTGCTTCGACAAAAATTCCTTTTTTATCAACAGTAATTTTCTCGACACGACCAATAGGAGCGTCATGTTTATGTTGGTATAAAAGGACAGGGTTACGACGATAATTATCGACACCTTTAGCCCAAGCTTGTGCAGTTACTACATCACCAGCACGATCTTTAGTGATCGTATTAGCGTAGCCAGCAATTTTTAAAGCTTTGGAACCTTTTTTTACGGACTTAGTTTCAAAGGAACTGTTTAAGTATAAAGTTTTATCCTTCATTAGTAGTTTCCTCTATAATAGGCTCTGCAGACTCTTCCCCTGGAGGTCTACCGCCTTGGGTCGCATCAGTTGCGCTACCCGTAATATTTTGTGGTACTCTTATGTTATCATTATTCTCTAATTTTGGAAATCTTAATCCTTCACGAGCTTCATTTGGGGTAATAATTCCAGTGTTTACTAGAGTAGAGTAATAAACAGCTTGAGTTCTGTTATCAGGCTGAAGAGCAGGCACAGAAAGTCTATCTGGTCTGATTGTTACTCCATTATTAAAGAAATGTGAAAAAGCAGAACAGAATTGATTAAGAATCGGCAAAATAGTATGTAAGTAAAATAGTTTTTGGTTAGCATCAATGTTAGCATTATTACCAGACTTTAACAAGACATAAGGTACGCCCATAGCCTTTGACATATCCTGCTGAATTCTCTCTATAGACTCTTCAAAGTCTAATTGGTCAAAGTTAATATTTGAAAAAGGATCTATCTTTAAACCACCATCCAAAATAGCAGGATGCCTAGCTCCATCAAAAATAGTAGAGTAAGTAGATCTCCATGATTCTAACAGTCTTTGTTTTACTCTTTGAGATAAAACGTTGTCAGTGGTTAGAACAAATCCTGGTAATGCGTTATTTTTGAAAAACTGTCTTTGGAACTTAATCATGTAAAAATAAAGTTCCATAAGTTTTAGGATAGGCTTCAGTTTAGAAGTTCCTCTAAAAATTGAATTTTCATTTTCTGCCATAACATGAATTATTTCATGTGGTTCAAAAGTAATAGCTTCTGCTTTACGTGTCTGTTTTGTTCCTGCGATACCAAAAAAGTCATTAGACTGTTGATTAGAAATTAAATAATTATAATGACTTACAAATGTTCTTGCGTCTGGAACAACTTCAACGTCATTAGCAGGTAACAGATATAAGTCAGAACCGTCATAGTAGAAGAATGCGTTACCATCTAACATAAAGTCTAAAAAGGCTCTACGCATAAATCTTGATCTATCCTCAAAAGGGTTTGGACGAGAATTTAAGAGTTTATTTACTTTTTTAGAAGGAGATCCTCCCTCAATCACAAAAGGAATTTCGTTACAGGCATTAATAATCATCTCCACAGAGCGATGAACTACTTCAATCTCTCTATAGGCTTGCTCAAAATCAACAATAGTTTCAGGAGAAGCATAAGGTTCTAAAGAAGCAATAGACGGTTGGGCCGGATTGAGTTTAAGCCTGTCTGCAACCCACCTTCTAATACCTTTTAATTCTTCATATTCCGCCATTTTTTAACCTTTGAATATCTAACCAATTTTTAATCTTTGGTGTTAAATGATTTGAATAAGTCTGTCCATAAACAGTATGCAAGTGCTTATGGTGCTTTGAACATAGTGTAAAAAGATTATCATGAGATAACTCTTCTGAACAATCTTCTGAAAACTTCTCTCTATAGTGTTTTATTTCTTCAACTGTGTCAATAGATAAAATCTTATTTTTATCACACCACCTACGAAAAAGTTCACTAACACTAAATAAGTGATGAAGTTCTAGGTTTTCAGAAGAGCCACATATATAACACTTGTCTCTTAGCTTGTAGTCCTTTTTAATAAAGTCTCTGATGTACTTTATAGGGAATCTTTTTAACTCTTTCATAATATATTAAAAACTCACTTCTACCAACCAATATTTTTAAATTTTTCAACAACCTTCCATCTTAAGGAAAAATGGTTAGGATTTTTATTAAGACTCACAGAGCCTTCAGGAAGATTGAGTACTTTTGCAGGAAAGGTGGTTAATCTGCTGCCACAATATTTTTTAAGAAGATAACTAATTATTATATCATCTCCTCTTTGTGGGTATCCAGCTTGCTCAATATGATGTTTAATTTCATCAAGTTTTTCTTGTTTAACTAAGATGCCAGAACCTACTAGAAAATCTACTTCAGCCCGCTCACACCAGTGATCTTCTAAATCTTCATAAGAGTTTGCACTACCTACACCGGATTTACCATAAATGCCAATAGCATGTTGTCTCTTTTTGCGCATCCTCATAATACTAGAAGGGTCAACGATTAAATCATCATCTAGTATAAACTTGTAGGGTTCATCGTAATCAAAGCATCGTACCCATCTCTCCATGCATAACCAATTCTGATCATTATTTATGACATCAATTGGTTGTCCTAGATAAGGAAAAGGTTCATCAGGATTATTATTCACTACAGTTATAGGAAAAATATCACGGTATGCTTTTATAATACTAAATATATTATCAGGTCTTTTATAGTTTAAAACAATGACCCTAATTTCATCATGCATAGATTGAAATATTACTCATTTTAGAGTGCGTGTAAATTGCATATCTTACAGCGTCACAAGGGTGAGAAGCCCAGTCATGAATAGGCTTAGGATTTTCTGTATTAGGATTCCATCTATAAGAACTCATGGCAGAAAAAGTGTGGGTAGCACCAAGTGTATCAAAGTACAATTTGTCTTTTTCAACTAACACTTGAATGTAGTTTATTCCATCATTGACAGATTTAATTGCGTTTTCACAATATATATCATAATCATAAGCAAAGTCTGCTTTAACCTGTTGAGCGGCAGAGTCAATATAAATAACGTCTATATTCCACTCATCAATTTTGTCTTGAATATTTGAAGCTAACTCTGAGGTAGTAGATTCTTTTGATATAAACTCGTCTAAGATATAGTAATTTTCACCATCATACCCAATCACGACAAATACATTGTCATCTCTATAACCTACGTCAAGTCCGGCTACAACTTCTAAAAATCTCTCTCCATGATACTCACCTATATGTTTGT